CAAGGACTAACTCACCAAACATTCGTGTACCTGCAGGATGAATAATATCCATCACTGCTTTTTTGTATTTTTCTAACCGTTCGTCTATACGGAGAACATAAGAATACGGTTGATAATAGGCATCGTCCTCAAGATACATAACATCACTTAAGAAGCCATCTGTAGTATCATAATGACCTGGATAATTAATTACTGAGCCAAGCTCTACGAATATGGAAGCGTCAGATAATGAGCCAAGAGATGTTGATCCTAGATCTGATATGGCTGTAGAAGTTACAAAGTCTCTTAATAAAGTACCAGTAAAATCTTCAGCGAAATAACTTAGAGCATAATTACCTTCTAGTGATACTGTACCACGATCTACAAAACCTCTAGTGCTATCTGTAATAGTAGCTGCACCACCAATGAAGGTAAAGGTTGTAGATGCGGGCGCACGCGTAGAAGAGGTAAAGAAATTATAAAAATCACTAGTGTATCCTATACCAGAACTTACTAGCTGTACGTTTACAATACCCCCACCAGTAGATATTTTAGTTACTTTAATTCTTGTGGTATTACCTGCACCGGCTTCTAAAGTAAAAACATCGCCCACTCTGAAGCCTGTCCCGGGGTTTGAAATTGTAAACTTATTAGGTACAGCGATTACAATCCCTTTATAATTAGGGGCTTCAACTCTATCCCCTACATTAATTGGAACGTTCTGTCTATTATCAATAAAAAATTCAAATATATCTTCACTTATACCGGCAAGAGAAGAGCATATATCTTTTTCTTGAACAAATAAAGTATACTGAGATGTATCCGATGTAATTAGTACGTTTTTATCTAAGATTGTATCAGGATTACCGTATACAGTTTGGAGAAAAATTGAACTTCTTTGAATCCATTTGCCGTCAGATGCTCTAAGTATTTGATTAGACGGGTAATAAACTTCTACCTCTTTATCAAATAATAATCTAAAAAGTAAATGAAAACCTTTTTCGGTACCTTTACTTGTATACAGATCTTTTATTTTTTTAACTAAAACTTTCTTATCTAAGGAGGCAATTCTAGGTATATCGTCGCAGTACTGTCTTTGAAAATTCTCTATAAAGCTAGTTATAGTTCTATCAACATCATTATATGAAAGAGCGTTTTGTAAAACTTCTTGTGCACCGCTATCTTGCTCTAAAAACTTATAGTATGCTTCTACGAAAGCAACAAATGTAGGAAAGTCGCTCTGTACAAACTCAGGTACTTGATTGCTAACTATCGCTGATAGTTTTTCTGTTATTCTAGTCGTGGTCATGAAATAGCAGTAATGTTAATAGTTAGACCGGCAGTTCTATTAGCTGGGATACTCTTTGTACTATTATCATAAGTTACGATTTGATTACGAGTAGCGATAATATTATAACTATCTTTCTGAAGATCTACGTTAAATCTTACATCAAATTGACCGGCTGGATAACCTATAGGTATAATATCATTTATAACAATTTCACCCAGTCTATAATTGATTGTACCTACAGCACCAAGATCTACATCTGTAAGGAAGTTATATAATCGAAGAGTACCGGTGCCATTAAGATCTGGCGGCATTGAGTCTGGCAGGTCTCTTATAATTACCCCAACACTTTCGCCCAGATAAGATACGTAGAATAGAGTTGACGTGAGCGTACCAGGTTGTAGTTTGTTACTGAATTTAAGTTTAGAATCACTTAGGTAGGAGTTGGAAACGTTGAGAACTGGTTGTATTCTTTTTTGTAACTCTATTTGAGCAACTGCACTAATTATTGATGTATTAACAGCCAAAACTTTATTAATAAGCTGAGAATAGTAGAACGGTGTTTCAAACTCTTGAAGTGTATTTGTAAAATAATTTATTACAGCTGTATTTACTAAGCTACTTATCTGAGCAGCTGTTGATGTTGTTCTATTCTTGTTATAAGAAACATCGACGGTCAAACCAACGTACGTGTAATCTGGATCTACAAATTCTGGAAATACTGTAAGAACTTGTCTTTCTTTTAATAAGGTATTTTTAATAGACTGCTTAGTAGCTTCATTAATTACATACCCTTCGTACGGTTTAAGAGATATAAAAACTTTGCCGTAAATAGGAGGGTCGTTATCTTCACCGCCCCAGACCGATACAGCTTCTACCTGCGGATAAGAGGCTTTAATTATCGAAGAATAGTCATTTTTAGTTACAGCTCTATCCATAGACAGATAGGCTCTTGGTGCATTAAACTTAATCGAGGTAATGCTCTCTTTAGCAGATCCGTTAGTAGAATTGCTTACAGTTGTAATAGCGATATCGTTTGATCCCCCTATCGCACCACCTGACTGAAACGTCTGGGCAATATTACCTGATACATTAGTTTCTGCACCAACTGAAACTAGATATTTAATTGTTATAATATTACCCGCAGTTAGTTTCTTACCTATTATTCCATCACCAAAATAAATCTGATACTTACCTAATGGGTTTTCTTCTAGGAAATATACCGTTGAAGCGCTATCTACATCTACGATTGTATTTGAATTAGTATACGTGGTAGTTGTAGTATCTGAAGTAGAAGTCTGTACGGTAACTAACATTGTAGTTGTATCGACGTCAACGTTAGGTATTTCATACTTCTCGTCTGGACCCGGCGCAACGACCGTAAAGGAATACTGAAGTAACGTTCCCTGCTTAACAGTAATATTATCAAACAAATAAACCCCGTTTGATGGGGTTATTGTATACGCTTGAGTTGTTAAGAATGTATATTGCGAGCTATTAATCGTCGTAGTAAACGGTGAGTAGATAGGTAATGTTAAAGATGTAGGTAGGTTAACTGGATTATTAACTGTGACGTCTAGAACGGCAGTTGAGCCTACGATTGATCTAGGTGTATACCCGAGATGCTTAGCTATTGAAACAGCAGATGATCTTTTAACAGCTGAATCTAAAAACATCTCATTAACTAACATATTAGCTAAGTATGCGTTATAATGAGTATTATAAGCAAGCAGATCGATAAGAACCGATAGACCAGACCCTTCAAAATCGTAATCTGTAAATTCATTTTGAGCATTCAGAAATGTCTTTAAATTAGTTTTGATTGTATCAAAATCTAACTCTGTAATTCTCAGATTAGCCATTTATCGGATTCTCGTTAATGCAGTCTTTACGGTTATCGGTCTTTCATTATTTACTGTTCGAAATACTACCTCTACCTCTATACCATTTTCATCTACCTGCTCATCTATATTAACTTCTAGAACTATAACTCTAGGTTCGAATTTTGCAAGCACATCGAATATAGTTCTTCTCATAACAGAAACAGTAATCGGTGAGAAGTTTTCAAAGAGAAGAGAATATATTTGACAACCTATCTCTGGATGAAACGGTCTTTCATAATGCTGAGTCGATATCAAGTTTCGTACCGACTGTTTTATAGCTTCTTCATCATACTTTAAAACAACATCTCCTGTCGAAGGATGTTGTGTAAAGCTTAATCCTAAATCAGAAAATTGTCTGGATGATCTTGCCATATGCTTTTCTATAGTATTTATGCCAGTTTGGATAGACCATCACTGTGTTTTCTATTGTTCCAGAACGTCATAACTTGCTTTCGATTGTTTTCCCCTTTATAGGAGATATGAATCCAAGGGGTATTCGAATAGCTGGTATATTCCAATATTAACTGATCGTAGTTTAATACTCGTGCTAGGCGTTTAGCTATATTAAAATAATCAGATGGTTTATAACCTAAGAATTGAATATCTACACATGAACCGAATGGGTGTTCTGAGTTGATAGAACTTATGTCTTTAGACCGATAACCAGAAGCTATAATAAGACTAGGGAATAAACTAGCCGCTGGTTCCAAGATATTAAGTGCTACCTGTTGCAGATTATAATAAATCTGACCAGAATTTTCTGATTGAGGTATTCTGCTTCTAACAAGGGACGCTTTAGCAGATAACATATCAACTGTAAAGCTAGATGACAAGAAGAAGTTACCTGGTAGGGGATTTTTTGAGAGCAGGGATTCAGATGCAGTAATCAATTTACTCTGCTGGCTTTGTATTGAGGCAGTCTCAATAACTTTAGGCTGCCTTTCAAAGTCAACTATCGAGGATAGTCCTGAGAGTACAATAAGACTCTTATGATTATCATATTCACCTTCTGCGGCTAAATCTTCCTCTAATCTTAAAGCGTAAGGATCTGCTATTGTGGGAACAACGGGATCATCAATTTCTACCGGATCAATATCTTTTCTACCATCAAGTACACCAAACTTTGATCTTCCAGCGGTAGCTGCGATAGGGCCCTGAGGTTTTATCGAGGTACCTACGTTTTCGTTTATTAATGGTGAATCAATATTAAATGTTTGAGCTGCTGTAAAATAAAAATTACCAGCTGTATTACCATACCTGTCGTTACCAATTTGCTCATGTAAATCAAGTACAGTACGAATGTAGTTGTACACACTATATGTGTACATATAAAAGGACTTAATGTTTAAATTCTCATCTGCGAGCATATTCAAGTCTTTATTTGAATATAAATTCAACGCAACATTAGCTTCTATATTAACATTGCTGCTAGAAATATTAAACTCTTCTGCTGCTGAAAGATTAAACTTACCCCCTGCAGCTGCTGATATATCATTATGACAAGTAATGCTTGTATTACCTTCTACTTCAATATTAGCATCGGTACCTACGTAGATATTACATCCTCCGTTAACTGAAATATCAGCTTTACCAGAGATAGCAATCTTACCGTTGCGATCAATAATTTCATAAGAAGAACCTGTAGTGCGCTTAGTTACTGAGCCACTTGCATCAATTTCGACAAAGGTACCTGATCTATGGTAGATATGAAGTCGTTCAGAACCAGGAGTATCATCCATTTCAATAATATGACCCCTTTCAGTCTGTATTACTTTATTGAAAGGATACTCACCCACGAATGGAGAAAGAGGTTGACTCCAAGATTCTTCACCAGGTAGTTTAGCACCTTGCATTCTATTTAAATTTTTCTTTTGAACTATAGTACCTCTAATATCACCAACAGCTAGCTTATTAACATCAGTTAAGCCTTGGTATTCTTTAGTAGGATAGGTACCTGTAGGGTCCACAAAGCCTAAAGAGGTGGTTGAGACAATGTTTGTATTTTCTACGTTGTCAGTATTATACGTCTCAGATTTAGAAAGTTCATTATTTACGGTTTGATCAGAATAATTTTGTGTAGCTGTCTCTACAAGATTATCACGATCTTGCTCTGCTGCTTCTGCTGCGGATGTCTCGACCGCGTCTTTAACTTTTTTTGGTTTAAATAATCCGGATATAGCCGAGAATAGCGAAGAGACTATAGAAGACTTAACTGAGCTACTTAAACTACCAGCAAGAGCTTCAATATTAAGTATTGAAGCTTTATCTGTAGGTAACGCGTTAATCAACTCACCTTGCAGCTTATTTGCAAATTTAGATGTGATATCATCAACTAGTTGATTTTGTATCTCGGTTTTAAGGGTATTAGTTAATTCACTGGATGAAAAGTTACCAGCTACAATGTCTACTGGATTCGAAGTTCCTATTAGATTATTTTTTACATCATTAATTGTCTGGTTAGTAGACCTATTAACACTCTGTACAAGTTCATTAGAAATTTCTTGCGAAACTTTGCCCGCGATATTATTAGCATTTGTATTATCAAGACCTGTTGCATCTATAATCGCTTGTGATGCAGATGTCTTAAGCTCTTCGTTTACTTGTGATTGTATATTAGTCGTCATGTTACGCTGTTGTTACCAAGTTTAATAGACTGCTTTCTTCAGAACTAAATCGATTTTTAACACTATTTCTTAAATCAGCGGAACTAGACGCAAAGTGCGTAGATACTGACGACACTTTATATGCACTTACCAATCTAATTATATCTGAATCTGAAAGATTTGTTTTATTTTTAAGCGGATTTAAAAAAATACTTACAGCGCTAGAACCGGGACCATACTGAACTGCAGTCGACCAGATCAGATCTTGTACGCCGGGACCACGCCTAGAAAGATCACAACCCTGTCTTTGTAAATTAGAAAGCAGAACTGAATAGTAAGTTTCTTTTATAAAGTTATACTGTTCAGTTTCAAACTGTGTACCATATTCAGCTGCAATTTCTCTCCACTTAGCATCGAATGCCGGGGTACCAGGGGCAAGAGATTTAAATTTATCTTTAAATGAACTCCAATTAAGAAATTGAACAACAGGCGGGAAGTGAGCTGTTCTTCTTGATTTTCCGCTTTTCATTATAGCGGGTTGATACGAAACCAGCTGATATGTACCATATGATGCACCGCCTGGGTCATTTCCTGCACCTCCTCTATAATCATTAATAGCAGAAGGACCTCTATTACCCGACTCATATTGCTTAGAAGTTTGACCAAGTACCCATCCGTCTACCGGTGTAGTAGCTGCAGGCACAGGTACATCATCTTCATCCGTTACTGCTTCATTGGTGTTCTCATCGATAAGTACCCCTGTATCAGCATTACTGACCTGCTGACGTGATGCTGGGGCTGGGAATGCGACCGCTGTACCAGGTATCTTAGAAGCAATTGTACCAAACATTGCTGGTTGCTGACCATCGGCACCGTCGAGAAAGAAGCCGACAACCCAGGTACCTTCTACAGGACCAAGAGGAGAAATACCTATACCTGAAATAGCAGCAGACGTTATTGGTTGGATAGGTATACACCAGGGGAGGTCGTATGTAGGTAGTAAGGTCTTATTCTCGGTATGGTAACCGAATATTCTTACCTTACAGCGACCTAATTTTTCCGGGTCGTATCTGTCCTCTACGACCCCAACCCACCACACAAAACCGTCTTTATTAAAAATATTTTGTATCATAATACACCTAAGGAATCTTTAACAATTTCCATTGTCATATAATGAGATTTTAAAGTGACGGTATGGTGTATAGCAGTAATAAGATAGTATCCAGAATAAATTACATCCTCTGTAACCCCGTTATTAGTTCTATCGCCTCCACCGAGAACCGGGTAAGAAAGATACAACGATGTACCTACCTCAACGTCAGTTCGACCCGGTACTACCAAATTTGCTTTTATATTATCTATATCTAATAAACTAGATCTTCTATTACCATGAATAGCGGTAATAACATCACTAAAATTTTCTGTTGTATTATCGTATAGGCGAGGATTAACTGGGTAAAAAGATGTTTTAGCAGCAGGGTTTCTCATTATATTTGAAGAGAACACCGGTATACTCTTATTGTTCTCCCCTGTAGTATGGAACTGTTTTTTATATTCTGAAACGTAATCATAGTCTGTTACAGTATATTTTTTATTATGAAAATCAAGGGTTATAAGTCTATTTGCTAGATACCCATTACTTATGTTCTTAACATTATCTACGTTTTCTATTATTTTAAAATTTTTGGCAAGAAAATATTCTCGGTTAATACTAGAGGCATCAGGATTAGACGAATCTACCGCTATATTAGATGCACCAACAGTATACTTACCTATGGAAAGTTGTTTTATATTTTTAAGCAAAGCTTCTACACAGGCAAAACAAAATCTTTGGCTGGTTTCGAAAAATAAAAAACTCTTAGCAACATAATCTTTAGGTATAGCTTTTGTAGCAAGCCAGTTTATGCATTTCGAAGGAAGCCACCCAGGAGAAACAAATTTTACTTTATTAGAGGTCTCCCCAATAAATGATATAGTTGATTTATTTGTTCCTGTTAAGTAAGAACCTTCTTCCGCAGTATATTCTCTTTCTGTTGAAATAAAATTATTAAAAATATTAGTTACTATATTTTTAATATCCCCCTCAAAAGGAAGAAAAAGAGGTAGGGTAATGTCGTATATAAATTCCAGAGATGTAAAATGCATTACAAAAATTTGAGTACTAGTATCTAAAGCTATAGATCGATCGCTTATTCGGTATACTCTAAATGCTTTAGATATACTGGTTGGAAAAGAAGGGGTCTTAAATTTAACGAGTAATATCTCTTCACCTTTTAGATTAAGAAGTTCTACAAGATTCCTACTATCTGTAAGGGCTATATTACCCGTGATGAAATTAGAAAAAATATCCTCATATAAATTTAATTCAACAAGAAAGTCTTTTAGACTTATTAAACCACCACTACTGCTTATAACAGCAATATCTTCAATTAGCACCGCACCAGCGTGTGTGATAAATTCGTTAGACATTATAGTTTAATCTTTCTATTAAACTCGTTAACTATAGCTGCTACGAATAACGGCTTAATAACTTTAATTCTTCTTTTAGTTTCATTAAGATCTTCTTCGTACTGGTAGTTTGAGACTGGCGTTGCGCCCGAGGCAGATGAATTTACAATATAGCCGTCTGTATCTACGTAGTGATGTGTGCCAGCTGGGTTATTGTATTTAGAACTTACATAGTCGCTAAGCTGTTTATTAGAAAGCACCCATTCAAATCTTGGATCTAAAATATCATTAGTGTGAAGTATTAACCAATGATACTCTGTAGTTCCGTAGAGATTAAAGGAAACTATTTCTGGGGTTTCACCTTCCTTAATATCATACTCATCGTAGATTGCTAGTTTATTTTTTATATCTTCCGAAAAAGATATTCTTAGAAAAATATTGCGAACATACTGAGCTGACGCTTTATCATCAAGTGTGTATAAAGTAACAGGAAATTGAGAAAAATACATTTTTATTTTCCTCTAAACAAGGTATCAATAATCGGTATACCTGGTGTGGTAAGGATTCTAGAAATAGCTGTTATAGCTTTGGCTGTAGAAGAATTATATCCTTTACTGGTATCTACCCAATATTTAAAGCTAAAATTAACATTAAGTCTGTGTGTCTGGTTACTCGATAAGTTACTAACATCCATCTGACCAACTAAAACTGGAAACGCTTCTATGAATTCAATTTCATACGTTACATTATCTTTTTCGTCAAGCTGTCGTAAAAAAATACTAGACGCATAATCTCTCTGATAATTAACGGTAAAATTAGTAGGGGAAATAACTGTATGTACCCAGTTGTCAAAATACTCTTTAACCTTCATATCTCTATCAACATGAAATACGAATTGTACTGCACTGCTATATTCAGATGTGATCGGCCTTATTCTAGGAGGACCGAAAATTTTTTGTGTACGAGTAGGTACAGATAAAGCAGGAAACTGTGCTTGCTCACACATTAAACTTACAAAATTAGGCTTAGCCTTGCTACCAGGCTTAGATGGTAATATTACCTCAAAGCGATTAGTTCTAGCTAAGCTGTCATTCCGTACAGCAGATACGAAATCACTTAAAGAAAAATTAGATTTAGCCATTCTTATCTCTTATTAGTCTGCTTCCAGACATCCTGTTTTGTTTTACCGATAAATTTTTCAACTGGGAGCATTGCAGCAGTTGTCCAATCCGGGTACTTTATATTTAAAAATTTTGTTTCAAGCTGACTATAAAGATAATGTTTTACCGTTTTCTGCACTGGGGCTACTCTAGTCATGTTTTGCAGTAGATTCCAGCTTAGTTTCAATCTTGTTTTCTCACTAATCTTTTCAGATGTAGTATATTCTTGTAATGCACCGAGTAATTTAAATCTAAGCAAATATGGTAAATAGTGTAAATTAATACCATAGAAGCCGTCCGATACTTTTCTAAATGGTAAGACTAGCGGAAATCTATCGTATACAGGTAGAGTTTCTTTATGTTTAGGATCATAAAGAAACATATACATCATACCAGGTAATATAACTGTAGTTAAATCTGGTGTGTTTCTCATTAACTGAGTGGAACTTAATGCACGTAGATTACTAACTTGTTGTCTGTACCAGTTAAATGATTTCTCAGTATCCCCGGCTTTGACTCTTATATTTTGAAATAGATTTTCTGCCATAGGAATATTTATTACAGGGGTACACCCAGATCTTTTTCGGTTAGTACTAAAAACTTCAGATTATTCTTATTACAGTAGCTATCAGCTGCTTTCCATTTAGCCTGATTTGTACCATATTGAAACACTTCTTCTATAAACTTACGCGTCTTACGTTTAGGTATCTCTGGCGGCTTTGTAAACTTCTCAGGCTTAATTTCTATAAGATACTTCTGAACACTTCCGTTCTTATCTTTAATCTTTACATAGAAGTCTACAAAATAACGATGTACTTTGTTGTCAACTGGTGATTTATAAGGTATTACAGCAATCTCTGAGCCCCATTCTAAAACGGATTCGTTTTGATCGCACCATTTCATAAACTGAAGTTCCCAGGATGATCTATAAACTACATCTCCAGAATCACCTTTATACTTGGTAGTATTTTTAACTTTATACCGACCTTTATAAACACTGTTGTACATGGATAAATATTACATAACCTTTAACAGTATTTATCCTATGTCTTACCTAAAAGATCAACTTAAAAGACGCTTTAAAGAAACTTTAAGTAATGTTGTTGAAGATACTATTGGTTCTGCAATACGTAAGATCTTTAATATTGGTTTGTACACTTACCCGGCTGATCTTACAAGTCAGGACTCACTACACTATGTCGAATTTACTATTGTTGAGCGGGGTAAGTCTATTAGAGCGTCTCCAAATAGATCTAAGATAAAAGAAGGAGATGCTCCAAGCCAAGGAGCTGTTGATAATCCTACTGAAGAAGAGTTAGCTAACGTAGCTACAACAACAGCAGCAGTAGCAGGGGGTATCGGTCTAAGCCGGTTAGTCTCAAGCACCGGTGCAGGCGGTCAGTTTGTCGCTGGCGTCGTGGGTGCGGTAGCCGTAGATTTTTTAATCGAAGATTTTAGTTTAATTGAACCTGACACCAAATACATACTTACAGATGTAATAACGTTACATGTTGATGGACCTCCTTCAGTTAAATACAATGTTAATTATTCTAATAAAGATATCGGAATGTTAGCGGGTCTAGTCGGTCCAGGTAGTGCAATAGTAGATGCTATTAGTAGTAGAAATATGGATAATTTTAAATCGGCTGTAACCGGAGCTGGAGCAGCAGTCGGTACCGCTGTACTTTCAAAACTTGTAAGTATACCTTCTTTTTTAGGTATCGGGGATATAGGGGCTGCATTAAGCGCTGGTACCGGTCGTACTTTAAACCCTTTTAGAGAAGTTATTTTTGAATCAATGGATCCTAGATCCTTCACTTTTAAGTATAAATTCTTACCTAAGAGTAAAACTGAAACGAACATGGTTCGTGATATTATTAATTTGTTTAAATATCACATGCATCCAAATATAACTAATGACAAGCTTTTCTTTATTTACCCTTCAGAGTTTGATATTAAATACTATTTTAGAGGTCGTGAAAACGAATACATACACAAATTTGCACGTTGCGTATTAACATCGATGGATGTTACATATGGTGGGGATCAATTTTCTTCTTTCAACGATGGCTCGCCCACCGAAGTAAACGTGTCGCTCAGCTTCCAGGAAGTTGATATCCTCACTAAGAAATCCCCACAAATTGACATTGGAGGCAGATTCCTTGAAGAAGCAGCAGATACCGGTGCGAGATCATATCCAGCAGATTTTGGACCGCCTCTTGTCAGAAGACCATTACCATAATATATTGAGAAAATAACATATGTCATTACCAGTACTTCAGACTCCCGTCTATGAGTTGAATATACCATCCACAAACGAAACAATTAAATACAGACCTTTTCTTGTTAAAGAATATAAAGTTCTTTTAACAATGATTGAAGCTAGCAACGACGAGATTTCGAGAATTATTAAAGAAGTTATTTCTACATGTACTTTTAATAAACTGAATACAAAAGATCTAACTCATTTTGATATAGAGTATATTTTTCTAATGCTTAGATCAAGATCAATCGGTGAGATAGTAGAGGTACAGGTAACTTGCGATTGTGGTAATAAGATACCAACAAAATACAACATCGATGATGTTAAGATTGTAAAAGACCCAGAACATACGAATATGATAGATCTTAATAATGATTACGGTATAGAAATGATGTACCCAAAAATTGAAGATGTTTTTAACGTATATGGTAATAAAAAAACTAAGGTTGTAGATGGTATTATAAATCTTATTTGTAACAATATAAAAGGCATATACAAGAAAGATGGATCCTCGTACTGGGGTGGAGAAGATATTACTAAGAAAGAAAAAGAAGAATTTGTTCTTTCTTTAAATCAAAATCAATTTAAAAAACTCGAATTATTTTTTAAATCATCACCTAGGGTAGTGCAAGAAATACATGTACAATGCGGAGTTTGTAATAAGCCAATTAATAAAAAAATAGAAGGTATTGGAAATTTTTTCGTCTAAGCCTTTCTCATAGTAATTTAATGAATTATTACGTGTTGAATTTTTCGTTAATGCAGCATCACAAATATTCATTAACAGAACTAGAAGATATGATACCGTGGGAAAGGGAAATTTACGTAGCTATGCTAACCGACTTTATAAAAAAAGAAAACGAAAAGATTAAGGCCCTAAATCAAAACCTAAAGAATAGCTAATGGAAACTTTACAAGATATTATCGACGACTTCAAACAACAGAATTCTGAAGACCCCTCCGATCATTCGCTGGGAGATGGCTTCGATAGCACTGTTATTCTCAGAGAGATAGCGGATTCTTTTATATCACAGAACGCTAGTTTAGAAAATATTTCTTTAAACGTACAATCTATTACTGACGGTATATTGGAAAAAGAAAATTTAGATGAACAAAATATATCTAATTTACTTACTAGTTTTCTTGATTCTGAACTAATAAGAACAGCATTCGAGAAGTTAGGAAATGTATATGATGTTGTACAAGAATGGGCAGTAGACGCACTTAACGTTATTGAGGACTGGTATAGATCCACTTTAGATATATTTAATAATATTAAAGAGCTTTTTGATAGTAGAAACGCAATACTCACTGCAAACCCTAATGCTGCTGCTAACCCGGAAGCAGATAATGTAGTTTCTGCTGATGAAGAGCAAGCAGAAGGTATTACTAAGTTAGTAGGATTAATTGAAACAAGTAATCAGCTTCTTACCGGTATACTGAATGGTTCTTTAGATAATACCGAAGCAGATATTAGTAGAGAAGATGAAGATAAAAAACAAAGTAAAAAGAAAGAAAATACTGATTCAAGTTTATTTGGTGTACTGGGTGGGATTTTAGGAAGTTTTCTAGATTCTGAATTAGTAAAATCAGCATTCGAGAAGTTAGGAAAGGCATATGATGTTATTAAAGGATGGGCTACAGATGTTTTAGATTTTTTTAGAGAAGTATTTGGTGGTATTGCAGATTTTTTTAGAGGAGGCGCAGAAGCCCGAGATCAAGCTGCTGTAGATCAAGCTCGCATTCAAAGTTACGGTTATTTTAATAATGCAATACAGGATATAAAGGGTGATATTCCGAATAATCTTAATAATTTATTGCCTGATGACCGGGCTGAGATTCAGAATCGTGTTAATCAAATTAGATATGAAGCTCAAGAATATAAGAAAAGACCTGAAATGCAGGACCCTGTACAGCAAGAGGAGTTTGATAAATTTATCGAAACCTCTCTTCAAGGCATACCGCAAGAATTCTTAAATACAGATTTAAGTACGTATACACCCAAAGAAAAAATAGGACTACCCTCCTGGCTTGATTTTAAAATTGGGGGTCCTTCAGATAGTTCAGCTATGACCCCTCTCCCGAGTACTCCACCGACATCGGGTATAGAGAACAGTGCAGAGCCGGGCGTGGTATATGGTGTACCAGGTCAAAGGGTTTATTCAGGGCAGGTAATTCGAGCTGCTCCTGAAACTACCTCCAATCAGCTACTAGAACAGATGGATCAAAATAATAATTACAATCTCGCGAATAAGACGTCTAGTATTAATCAGATTAATATGCCAGTGATTAATAATAACACTAATGTAAATAACAGTTCTTATAGCGGTGGGTCATCCTCGACCCCTAGAAACAATATCTCACCTCTTGTCGGTATCCTATAAAAAACGGGGCTCTAGGCCCCGTTCTTATCAATCATCGTTTGCTAATTTAGCAAAATAACTTAATGACGAATCATCGTCATCAATGTCAATATTTGCCTTAGGTTTAGATACTTTAACAGTAGGTTTATCAAACGGGATTGTATCATTATCATCCAGTGAAACATCAACAGCGGACTTAGCCGGCTGACTAGTCGCAGTAAGAACCTGTTCAAGCTTCTTCTTAAGCTCATCATAGGTCTTGAAGTTTTTAGGATCCAAAAACTCACTCAACGAATGCTGGTTGTTCCAGATGCTTTCCATCTTATTATCTTCTGCTAGCGCTGATGAAGTTTCGAACTCCGACTTATCGTAGTTACGATACCCCTCAACGTTACGTGCTTTCAGTTTAAAGTTTGCCCCAGCCCAGAAGTCAAACGGGTTAACAGGGGTCTCATCTTCAAACTGCGGCTGCATAAGATCTTTAATCTTATCAAAGATCTTCTTACCGAACTTAAAGAGAAATACTTTACCTTCATTCTCAGGATGCGCTGGATCTTTAACAACATAGATATTAGAGATATAAGTCAGACGGCGTTTCTGCTTACGCGCGATCTCTTTATCTGCTTCATTACCCGTGTTCCAGAGCTGCGTATTAAGCTCAGATACCGGGTCAGGCTTATTAAGAGTAGTAAGCGAGTTTTCGATATACCACTTACCAGTAGGACCTTGAAAGCCATGATTCCAGATTCGTACCCAGGGAAGATCTTCACCTTTAGGAGGAGGAAGGAATCGAATAACAGCGTATCCGTTACCAGCTTTATCTACTTCAAGAGACCAGAAACGATCATCGCTCTTTGCTGCTTCAGCAGGTTGCGCAATCTTTTCTACTTCTTTGAGAATGGAGTCGAGGGAACCACGACCTTTTTTAAGAGAGGAAAAATCAATAGCCATTTTTATTGCTCCGTATTTGCGTTGTATGTTAGTGTATGCGAAGTATTAACGTTGTATTTCATTACGAGCTACTACGTCACTTTCGTCATCGGATGATTTGCGATATCGCTCATAATCCGATAACATATTATATAGGCTTTTTTTATATTTGCCAGTTTTACTTCCCTTCACTACCCTGTGAATTTTCTTGTCCTTGTTATCCCAACTATCTTTAACTGTTTTCATTTCCTTGTTGATTAATATGCTTAGACAGTATAGTACTGTACTTGTTAACGTTTACTGATAAGAACGGTTTATATTTTGTAATCAGTCTCGATATATCTGGCCACATCAAGTCATTAGCTAAGCTTAAATTCAATGACTCACTGTAGTTAAGAATACATTCGAGAATTACCAAGGTTTCAATCGATACATCTTTCCGTAAATAAAGCTTTACAATGAAGGGGTGTTGATTGTTTACACTCTCAAACATCTTTCTAAATTGTATGCCTTTGTTACTGCAAAAGTTAAGTATCTTACTAACTTCTTTTTCAAACGTATAGGTGAGAGCTTCGATACGCTTTTTCCATTCGGTGTATCTATCTTTTGCTTCGGTATCGAATACCCCGCCCCATCTATCACCACTCACAAAATTACTGACAAGAAAGTTTACTACCTCTTTGTCAGAATACGTCTCAGCCACACGCCTGATAGCAATAAGATCTTTACGCTTCAAGAATGCTTGCTTAGACGCTTTCACCTTACCTCGCTGTTTAACTGCATCGTAAGTATCTGTAGTAAAATGCAGTCTTAGAGCGAGATAATATCTATAAACTTCGTATGCGTCCATAATCATACTGGGAGTCGCCCGATAGGTTTAATGAGTTTATATTCTTCTGCTTCAAGTCTTATTTTATCTCTTAACTTACTATTAATCAACGGGCTTACTGATTCAATATCTATATCTACATCTGTGCAGTACTTTACAATCGCTTCCATATAACTTATTCGTAAGCGGTTAACCATCTCATCAATATAGATTGCAAATTCGTTAGGGGATCTAAAACGTTTTGTAATTACTAGCGTATCGGTTAGTTTAGTGTTACTTTGTTCTTCTGTCATTAGGACCTCTTCAATGTCGACAAGACATTATAAAGATTTTTTGTGTCTAGTGCCATTGTTTTTTTCGTAAAGATCCCGAAAGTACAGAAGTTGGTCAACGTATTTGTCTCTCTTCTCGGTAAATACTTGAGGCTCTGAATCGTCTACCGAAATTAAGACTGCAGTTTTAGAAACCGGAATACCGAAGCGTTCTTCAAACATAATAGCGTAAGCTGAGGCTTGCATGAAGTAGTTATCTATTTGGTCTTTATCTTTAAGCTTGCGCGAGGTTTTAAAATCGATTACAGACAATTTACCATCGAACTCACCGATACAGTCAACAGTACCAGCTACTCGTAAATGGTCAGAATACATCCTAAGCTCTTGACAGTAGATATTGTTAATGCGGTTTAGTACTGGTTTGAATACATTAAATGTGTTTTTATCGATCAGATCTTTATAATTAGGTTCGGTGTTGTTGAGATACTCTTCACATAGCTTGTGAATACGAGTCCCTCTATTTGACGCGGTGCGAGAAATTTTGTTTGCCTCAGCCTCTCCTACTCGCTGACGCCACTCCATGATGTGTTTGATATTGTATTGAGATAGGACTGTGGTAACAGAGGGGTACTTAGCCCCCTCTGGTGTTACGTAATACCTGGTACCGTCTACATTTACTTGCTGGAGCTTAGGTAGCTCTTGATCAATTGATACATGATTAAACATAACGTATTATATTATCATTTTAGCATTTCGGCAAACTTTTTGGTTTTTTCTATCCTATCTGGTAAGCCGTGTGTACCACCATTTATCTTTCTAGTTAATTCTGTAATAGCTGCATCAGTAATACCTTTATCGCATATTGCCCACAGTTTATTCTTTTCAAAGAAATAAAGAGCGCTATCAAAAGAATACTTAGTAGATACTAGATCAGGATCATTAATTACTTCTGGGTCTTTTACAAAGTCAGCGAAGGCTTTGTAATTATCTTTACCGGTTAGTTGAAGCGCTCCTCTCCCTCGATACTTCCACCCGTCACCCGACGCTTCATCCCCATTACCCATTCTATTAGCATATACTTTATTAGCTATCTTCTCGGGTTGACGTTCATATTGTTTAGCCATCTCTTCGGTTGTAAAGTACTTGCCAAATATACTACGAAGACCAGAAGCACCGTAATTTAAATTCTCAGTAAAAGATTTAAAGTTACCCGACTCATGAGCCGTCTGTGCAAAGAAATGAGCCGCACGAATATTAGTAAGCTTCAAAGCCGTTACTGCTGCTTTAATAGTACCCGGTCCAAAACTTCCGTCTGGCTTAATACCAATTCTTTCTTGTAGACTTTTTAAAGACATTATTGTATCCTATCGTTATAAACCTGCTCATAGTTCATTCTTGCTAAGATATACTCGCGTACTAGACTTGAACGTACAATATCTTCTACTTCAAACTCTACTGTCTTAAATGATGGCATGTTATCTGCAATCATCATAAACTTCTTTAAGCCAGACATATCATTCTTTCTATAGAGATCAGTCTGTCTGAAGTCACCGCAAAACAGTATCTTAGAGTTTTCACCGACACGAGTAATAATGCTATTTAGCTCCATATCGGTCATATTTTGACACTCATCTACCAAAATGATAGAGTTGTCGAGAGTAATACCTCTTACAAAAGAGGTAATTATAAACTGTACATGTCCTTGTTCAGTAAGACGTTGATAAGCATCTTTTCTATTGAATAAATCGCGACAGATTTCAATATACGGTTGCTGGTATACTTCTGTCTTTTCTTTCTCGTCACCAGGGAGGTGACCGATTTCTCGGGAGGGGACTGCAGATCGAACTATTACAACTTGATTATAAGGATTGCCTCTATCTAGTACTTCTTCTAGAGCTTTGTATAGGGCGATATAGGTCTTACCGGTTCCTGCCACACCATGAAGCAGCAGAAGAGGGGCTTGATTGCGGTAGAAGTCAAAAAACTTTTTTTGATTTTCTGTTAGAGGCTGTACCGTCTTTAAATCGTCTATTCTTATTTTTAGTGTGTTGTTTACTACCTTTAATGGACCTTCAGTGGAAGTTAGTTGAGGTTTGTTACGAGCCATGGTACCCTCTAAAAAGAAAAAGGGACGCTGGCAAAGCCAGGTCCCTTTAGTTGTGTGAATAAAAGATTAATTTCATCTTCTAGATAGTTTATCAGCTAGATTACTTTTATAGTTTGCAGAATGAATACGAGATAGAACTTCATTAAATCCTGCGTCGGGTTTACGGATACCCAAACGAACAGAGTCTCCTATTGCAGGAGCGTTACCTATAATACTAACTAGATCAGGATTGCTCTCTAAAAAAGTTTCTTTATCACTGATAGACATAAACTTTTCAAAAACTTCTTCAGTCTTAGTATTGCGAAACGTGTATGTTGGCATAATATTATTTATACAAACCAGGTTGGGGTGGATCTGTTCTTCCATCGCGCAAAGCGTTTTTTATCACCTATATAGTAGTTGCGATAACTAATAATCGAGTTACTATTTTTATAAATATCCGGCATTGCAGGAGTAGGATCACTTAGCCAACCTTTATCAGGTATATTTAAAGGTGTGAAAAGAAATATGTTTTTCTTTTCCGACACTTTATGTATTTTACCGTATCGAAAAGTATATTCTTCTAGTAATTCTAACCAGAGATTATACAGCCACTGATAATGCTGCTTCGAAGAACGAACCCAGAGCCCGGACGGGTGCTTAATATGTGAAGCTTTCCACATCGTGTTTTCTCTTTCGTCAGGAAGTAGCCATCTAGCTATTCTACGGCCTTTGGCAGTCTTACCTTCGTAGAATACCCCGTCAAGCACTCGGTGAGCAGTAGACATTAACTGACCGTACTCAAGTATCATCTTTACAACATGTTTATCAACATGTTGCTTTGCACACTCAGCGGGGTCATTGCTGAGAAAAAATATATTCATGAGTATATTACGTTCTTAATAATCTTTTTAATTATTCGCTTAACTTTAGTTGAAAGTATATTGTCATCTACAGCGGTTTTTAAGCATAACAAAATTGTGTCGGGATCTAGCGATTCAACAGTATAGCTATTATAACGTGTATCATCTACAATATAAAGGTTTACGCAAATAATTACTGCATCCACTTCGGCGTCAGTATACAAAGGTATACTAATAACGTAAGGTGAGTACGGTTTCTTTATATTAGGAAAAGAGTAAATCTTAGCTGTCATTGGGGTCCCTCCCAATATATAGCTACCGTTTAATAAACATTCCTGCTAAAGGGTCCTTAATCGTAAAAACATTAAAAGAAACATTATTATATAATGAAAGGGCTGTGTTCTTTGCTTGTTCTAACCCTTCTTCTGTTCGGTGCAGACCACCATTCATTGAGGTCCGAACACGACCTGCTTTATCTAGAAGATTAATCTCTAAATTAAATATCACGATATAACACCCACCAGTTCTTGATACATCGACTCAAACTCTTCATGATCGGCAACCTCAATAGAAAAGTTACGCTTATGATGAGTTTTAGCCATTCGCCGGAAAGTCTTTTTTGACAGCTGGTGTTGTTCGCATGTCTCTTTAATTGCTTCTCTAATATAGTCTCGCTCTGCATCAATACGAGTCATAGCATTAGAGATTTCATCTAGTTGCTTTTTAATTTCCGATCTTACTTTAGGGTCTTGTGGAAGGCTCATAATATCCTCACTTTAGTTACGACGCATTTTAGCGAGTGAAACAGCTTCATCGCCACTGAATACCGGCACATAATTAGACTTATGCATTGAAGCAATGCCAAGAAGTTTATCACCAGTATATACTTGCTTCTGCCGACCGGTAGTTACAGCACCAAGTACAACAGAATTAAGACTTGAATATTTTTCTTCCGATCTTTTCGGAACAGAAGACGAAGGAACGTAAGTCTTTACGTTATAAGTTTTCGGTTTAGTCGCTCTTCGACCATTATACGGACTAACACCTAACTCTTTACAGAGACTCTCGTACGCTAGTCGCTGAGCCTTAGTCTTACTCTTAGGCTTACGCTTATAGGTATTCTTACAGTATATCATCATATATTCACCCTCCAAGGTAGAGGTATTATAAAGTATTACGTCTTACTTTTCAATCTTACGTTTAATAAGACGTGTATCAAAGAACTTTTCTTCAGGTAAAGCGTTACTGTCAGTAATCCAGTTACTGATTACTCTTTGCTTCCAGGTTTCTTTTTTACGAAACCAATTTAGGATACTTCTAAAGGGCCCTTGGCTTCCTTTACCTTAGGAGGAAGAAGACCAGGGAATGCTTCCCGTACAATTTCTTCCTTAAGAGACTTATACTTCTTGGTAAGTTTCTTATCCTTAATAAGACAGATAAGTTCTGCTTCAGAAGAATGAAGACCTTCGAGCATTTCGATGAAGAGATTTTCTTTCTTCGACCTAGGTAGATTAGTTTTTGGATCAAGCCAGATATAAAAACGTCTATACTCAGTAAGAAGATTTGTCTCTTGATATCCTGCAGGCTTGTTTGTTTCTTTGCGGAAAGGAGGCTCCCCCTCCGGTAGCTTCATGTCTACACTTGGATCAAAATTAATTTTAAGTAGACCTCTTAAAGCAGGTCTCTCGTTACGTTTCAGCAGGGTAATTTTTTCTTCCTTGGTCTTTGCTTTATCAATCTGTTCAAATAGTTCAGAATAAAGAACGTGCATTTAAAATTCCTCCAAATGCTCAATCATGAGCTTCATTTTCTTAGCAATAAAGTAATTCAGCAATACGTTTCGATCTCTAGTAACGGTTAGCTGAGGGTTACTGAAAGTATTTATAATATTTTCACTAATATCTGAAGGAATCGAATCGAGATCTACTAGCATCTTATTACGATCAAAGTTCCTTTTAAATCTTTCATCAGTAGGCATAGAAGAAGGATCTTCTATCCACGCTTTCATTTTTTCACTTGATACCGGCTTCTGTCTCTCACCTTCAACAATTGCATTATCAGAAGTAAGTACATTAGGTACACCATCACCTTTATCCCCTTTAAAAATATGCTCAAGAACATAGTGAGAAGATGGCATAGTAGCCTTTACAAACTTCTTTTGTATAGGAGAATATTGCCTTACATTACTATATTTCTGCAGCTGAATAAAGTCATGATCGCCTGAGACAATCAAAAACGGGCTTGGTTCCGGGATGAGAGATCCTTCCTTGTAATCGTTAGTGTATGCCCACTTAGCAAGGGTTGCGATAATATCATCAGCTTCAGCACCCTCGACTTCAACAACGCGATAAGGAAAGTATGTACTTAACTCTTCCTTTATCAGGTTGATAGCATCGAAGATCATAGTCCAATCGTAACCAGACTCTTGTCTAGCTTTTTTACGATTAGCTTTGTAGTACGGGAATACTTGCTTACGCCAATACTTTCTACTGTCGCAGGCAATAACCAGCTCACCAAACTCTTTACTAAATCGAACCTTATGACTTCTTATAGTATTGACTACCATATGGCGCACAAGGTCAACATCAAGAGTTACATCTTTTCTATTTCCAATCTCAGCCATAATGCTTGAGATTATGGCCTGACTGTAATCAACAACTATCATTTAATAACTCTCACAATGATACATTCTTCGTTTATACGCCCGTTAAGAGGCATATCTTTTGTAGTAAGGTCTTCAAAGATACGTCGCAACTGAATCTTACCTGCACTCAGCACCGACTTAAGAACATCTTTAGGTTTACGAAGCGACTTATGATCCGACATATCCGGGTCATAGTTCTGCAAAGTAGTACCTTTGATCTGGATACCTTGACTAGAGTCGCAGCGGTAAGCTGCCAGACGTTTATACTTCGTATTATATATCCACACCTGCTCGGCACCAACTATTTCAGAAGGATGAATCGACTTAACACCAAGCTCAGTATCTTCTTTCTTATATTTTACTTTCGCAGCTTGAACCGAAGGGGGTTTAACTTTCTTGATTCGAGGTTTACGATTTGCTTTCTTAAACTGAGCATACTTGTTAAGATCTTCAATCCACTGACCTAGAAGAGAGATCATACCAGTAAGTTTACGTTTACCGATGTTCGAATAACCTTCTTTATAGTCAGGGTCGTCAGTCTCGTAAACAAATATATACTGAGACAAGGTGAGGTCTAGCCAACTCTTGATATACGAACAGTACGGCATAGGTACAGTTTTACTTTTAAGATCTACGCCGAGGTCAAATTCTTTTCCTGATGAAAGATAATCATCAAGTCGACCCTCTAGTTCACCGATATATTCCCGAGCTTTACCTTCGGTATTCTCGCGTACACCTTTTTTACTTACTGCTTCTTCTTCGATGTCTTCAATTACTACACCAGCAGCAGGGGTGAGTAGCTCTTTCATGTATGTCTGAAAGGCACCGAGGTGCTTAGGAGAAAGGGAACCTCCAAGCGTAAGAATACGAGCAGCCCAACCGTAAGTCATATTGACACGGGAATCAGGCAGCGTGTTAAAGTAGCTTAGTAAGTCTTTAGAATAGTTTGCCTTGACGTAAGCTTTGATAAAGTCGCGAGCATCTTTGCGCTCGCGTTCTTGATTATACCAGTTGAACGACTTACCGATATCAGTATCGTAAGTCTTCTGTCCATACACACAAGGTTTAGGTTCACTACCGTTAGGTTCGAATGTCTTAGTCTTCATATTTTACCTCTTTAATAGAGTCATAACGAAACGACCGCCATTCTTTTACGTCAACGTCAAATACTGCGCAGACACCCTCGTTAGGTGTCTTTGTACGTTCGGTTTTCTTTTCATAGGCAGCAGTAAGATCAGGGCTCAATGTACAGCGCATGATTCTTTCTGACCCATCTTTCTTAGTAAACGTTACGGTTACTATACCGCTACGTAACTTACTATCGAGTAACTCGCGTTCAAACATAACAAATCTCCATTCAACATATACATTATAGCTAGTTACGTCCGAAAAATCCAGCTACTTTACATGAGATTTGTGTACTTTGACTTGAATCCAAGAGTTATACCAGTTACTAGAGTCCTCTAGCACTTCTCTAAGAAACTGCTCTTTAGCTTCATAATAATTAGTAGTCCCTTTGGAGGGGCAAAGATGAAGTATTTCTCTGCTGAAGTTTGTTTCACCTAGCAGTAAAACATCAGCTTTCAGTTCTTCGCTTGAAGACCAGTAACTTCGCCAGTCGGATTCTATAATGTAAGATTTTCTTTTCTTATTAACTTGCTTTCGCTTTTTTGACCAGAAAAACTTTTTACCAATATACTTCCGACTGTTAGTAAGATTAGTTATAACGTAAACAAAACCATAATAGTCGCCTGGTTCAGTAAACTGTTGACCTTTGTAATACCACTCACTCATTATAATCTTCTAGTTCATCTTCGTCATCCTCTGGCTCGATATCACCTCCACAGAAAGGACAAAAGCTTACCACGAAATAATCTTGATTTTGAGAATGTTTAATTTTAAAGTCAGCATCACACTGACTGCAGTTATACGATTCCATGTACTACTCCTCTAATAACTTAATAGAATCTATACCACATCGACGTAAAAATTCCCGACCCGATGCGTCTCTGTAATAATGTCTATAATAAACTTTCTGTATACCTGCACCGTAAATTAGCTTAGCACACTCCATACACGGTGCGTGGGTTATAAACATAATACTATCTTTACCTGATTCATTACTTCTAGCTAACTTAGCGATGGCATTAGCTTCTGCATGAATAACTTCAGGTTTAGTTTTAAGATCTTTGCTTTCTATAATTTGGCTCTCACCGTATATTGCATCTGAAAAATTTACTTCCATATATTCACAAGTATTATCCCACCCAGCTGGTGTTCCGTTATACCCAATAGAAATAATACGATCGTCCTTTACTATAATAGCGCCTACTTTAAGTTTTTGTGCTGTTGATAGTTCCCCGTATCTTGTAGCCACATCCATATGAGCTTGTATCATTTTATCTTTCATGATGCCCAGACCGAATCCCAGGAACCAGACAGGGCGCCTTTCGCGTAATCGGTTGCACGATTTTCAAAAAAGTTAGTGTGTGTAGGAGCATTAATCATCTCTTCAACCCAAGGTAGAGGGTTTTTCTTACGCTTGAAAATACCTTTCATACCTAAAGAGATAAGTCTACGATCAGCTATGTATCTAATATATTCCTTTACATCGGCAGCAGATAGGTTTTGTATACCTCCTGTCTCAAATGCTAGATCAATAAACTTGTCTTCTAACTCTACCATTCTTTCTGCAATGGTGTATATGTTACTCTTTAACTCATCGTTCCATATACCTTTATTTTCTTCTACGTATGCTCGGAATAGTTTAATCATTGACTCAGCGTGCTGAGTCTCATCGATGATGGACCAGGTGATGATCTGACCCATTCCTTTCATCTTACCATTACGAGGAAAGTTTAGTAGCATAATGAATGATGAAAATAACTGCATACCTTCTGTAAACGCAGAAAACAATGCTATGTTCTCTGCAATAGTGGCAGGATATGTTACTGCATTAGAGCGGTTAAGAATGTAGTCATGCTTGTCTTTCATCGCTTGGTATTCTAGGAATTGATTGTACGTTGAATCAGGTAGTCCTAGAGATTCTATAAGGTGAGAATAAGCGGCTACATGGAGAGCTTCACGGGCAGCGAACCCAAGTAACATCATTCGTATCTCAGGCAGCTTGAAGAAGGGTAGGTAGTTCTTTACATATCCCCCAGCAACGTCGATATCCCCTTGTGTAAAGAATCTAAAGATATGAGTAAGAAAGTTCTTTTCATCAATAGTAAGTTTCTTCTTCCAGTCTTTTATATCTTCAAGCATAGGTACTTCGGTATGTAACCAATGGCTTTGCTCGTGCTTTAGCCAGGCATCGTACGCCCATGCGTATGTAAATGGTTTGAACGAAGATCTTTCATCCATTAAACTGTAATCAGATTTTTTCATATTATCCTTCGCAAGCCAGGCAAGTATCGCCTTCTGTTAAAGCTTTCATATCAAGTTCTTTAATCACTTCTCGTTCGATCTTCTTAGCTACCTTATCTGCTTTACCTATTTTTTCTGAACGACAATAGTAGAGAGTTTTTAATTTAAGCTTCCAGGCTAGGTAGTGGATGGCATGTAAGTATCTAACATCAACATCCGGTCTAAAGAATAAGTTAAGAGATTGAGCTTGGTCGATGTATTCTTGCCTATCTGCAGCATGCTCAATAATCCAGCGCTGATCGATTTCCATGCTAGTCTTGTATGTATCTTTTTGCCAGTCATCTAGGATATCTAAGTGCTGTACCGAACCATCGTTCGCAATAATGCTAGACCAGATTTCATTATAGTCTATTTGTTCGTTCTCTTTACACTTAGTTTGTATTATCTTATCAAGATAGCGATTTTTATTTAAAAACGAACCGGAAAGGGTATCTTGTCTATACGCATTAGCACGATAAGGTTCAATCGACGGGCTAGTATTACCCATTATAATGGAGCTGCTGGCGTTAGGTGCAATAGCCATCATATGACTAAACCTACGACCAGTGCCTTGAGCATCTGGCGCCTCGCCTCTTTCTTTACCTAGATCTAGATTTGCTTCTTCTAGTTTAGTTTTAATATGCTTAAACATTCTTATATTAGCGCTTTTCGCGCCAACACTTTCCCAAGGTAAGTTGTTCTTTTGTAGATAAGCGTGAAAACCTAAAGCCCCTATACCGATAGATCTTTCTCGGGTGGCAGAAAACTTTGCTTTCTTAACTGCAGAAGGAGAATTGTCGATAAAATATTGCAATACGTTATCTAACATCTCTGCAACATCACGTAAAAATAAAGTATTATTTTTCCACTTATCATAATACTCTAGATTAACGGAAGAGAGACAGCATACTGCTGTTCTCTTTTTATCTGTAGGTAGGATGATCTCGCTGCAAAGATTAGACTGCCGTATACTTAGACCAATTTTCTTTTGAAACTCTGGCATACTATTATTCGAGGTATCAATAAAGTGCAGATATGGTTCACCGGTCTGCATTCTAATCTCTAGTATTCTCTGCCACAGCTCTTTTGCTGATATAGTATCTTTTACTTCGCCGGAATGAGGATCCTTGAGATTCCAGGTATCATCTGTAGTATTATCGACCATGCATTTTTCAATCAGTTGCATAAAATCATCAGTAATATTAATACCGTGGTGAAGATTTAATGCTCTCATATTCGGGTCGCCAGTTGGCTTACGAATATCTAAGAATAGAAGAATATCGGGATGACTAATATCAAGATAGGCTGCATACGAGCCTCTACGGGTTCGCCCTTGGCGATAAGCCAGGGAAGAGGCGTCATATGTACGAAGGTGAGGCATTACACCAACGGATTTATCATCGGCACTGCGAATACCGATACCAATACCAACACCGCCGCCAAGCATTGATAACCAGTTTACTTCCGACAGAGTGTCGACCAGACCCTCTGCAGAGTCATCCAGGTAAGGGAGAAAACAAGATATAGGCAGACCGCGGCTACTGCGACCAAAACTAAGAATAGGGGTACTATAAGATAACCAATGCTGGCTACTATATTCATAAAGTCTTTGAGCGTGTTCATCGTTCGATGAAAAAGCTTTTGAAACATAAGCGAACCTCTCCTGGGGAGAAGCTTCGTCTTCTCTCATATAAGACTCTTTTAGTCTTCTTACCCCCAACTCATCAAATAAAGAATCTCGAGATAAATCTACCTTAATACCGTGAACAGTAGTCGTCATACACCCTTCTTAAAATAATTGCTACTTGTTATTCTTCAAAATCTATTTCATTATATATTGTAGACTGATCGTTATACCATTGAATCCAAGCTTGTACTTTAACACTGCATTCATGATACTTACCATAATTAGCAGTAACTATTGCAAGTGTCTCGCTTAAGGTTATAGTACCGGGGGGTACTTGTTGCAGCTCCGGGCACTCTTCCATAAGAGACTGAATAGCCTCTGGAAAGGTTGGCTTCACCGGAACAGTTGTCGTACCACACCCCACAAGTAGCATAATAAAAAGTAACCATACTTTATTGACTACCATCCTCTTGTATCCTATTATCGGCTGCTGTGTTTAGAATATCAAGAGCTTCTGGAGTAATCTTACACTCTTTATCGATAAGTTTTTCAACTTCTCGAATTCGCTCTTGAACAACATACTGAACATCAGTCACCGTTTGGACACGGTCTACATATTGTATTTCAATTTGCGTATTTGCGTTCTTTGCTTTAGCTTCAGCAATCAAAGCCTTAGCTTCCATCTGCTTTACTTTTGTTTGCCAACCAGCTTCATTAGCAATCATACCTTCAAAGTAAATACCAGCTACTAATAAGCATATAGATGCTATTTGTATTGGTAATTTATATTGATTTAATAACGGAAAAATACCTAGAAAATAGGAAGTAAATAACCCGACAACACCAGCGAAGGTTATAATATGAAATGCTATATCGGGTAAGAAATTTAGAATCCACATACTGAGGTATTTATAGATCTACTAGGGTATCTATCATTGGGAAAATTCTATGAATAGCATATGCACATTCTCTAGCAATCATAATATGCTCCAGCTGAGTGCCATGAGCAGCTCGTAATTGTATATAGTGTATCCAAGATCTCAAGGTACCGTTCATATAGAGTTTAGATACCGTATTACCTTCAGGTAGAACTGCTCGAGCTTGCTCTTTAGCTATACCATTGCTAATAGCCCAGTTATATGCCATCTTAGCTTCATGAATAACTAACTGCTGCTTTGCATACCATTGAGCTTCTAAATTTTTTTCTTCCTGACTATCACCCAGCTGAAGACTATTTTGTCTATTCTTATTATCCTGTAATCTAGCTTTTCTAATAACAAAATTTAAATTGTCTACTGGGTTAGCATAGCGCTGACTAAACTCTTGAAACGAAAACGATCTATGACGAAGAATCTGTCTTGCAATATCTCTTGTGGTGGTAATTTCCATACACGCAGATACCATCTCAAGTGGAGACCAGTGTTGATGTTCGATAAGATATTTAATTAATTTATCTGATGTTTGTACATTATACTGGTTTTGAGGGTTAGAAACTCTTGCGCAGAATGCAACTAGTAACTCTAAATCCTTTATTTCCGCTATATCTCGTACTGGGGTAGAATGCGAAATAAGTCTAACTTTCTGAATCTCTTCGCTTAGCTTAAGACCTCCTACATTGTATTCATGCAACGTTTCCATGCTATAAACCTCGCTTGTGCAGTAAGACCACTAAATGTATTGTTTTTAATAATATTAAAAATATTTTTATCTGCTTGTATCATCTGATTTATATCTTTTTGTTCTAATGTTTGCGGCCAGATTACAACACTAAAACCTTTATCTATATTTTTTTTAATGATAGCACATACTTCTTTATTTCTAGGCTGATTATCGAACACAAGCACTAGTTTATCTTTACTTATACCTAAGCTGCCTACTTTATCAAAAGAAGTTCCGTTAGCTGCAATTGCATTATCCAAAAACAAGCTATCAATAGGGCCTTCAACGCAATATACGGTCTTATTCTTATTTACTTTATTTAAGTTAAATATTAACGGGTCATCTTCTTTAATTTTAATTGTTATGTAACGTAAAGCTTCACCTCTAATAGCTCTGCAGGTTACTCCTGAGAGTTGTAATTGCTCATTATAAAACGGAAATACTAACCGAGGCTCTTCCCCTACAATACTTTCTTTATATTTACTATTAAGCTGTACAATATCTTTTATATTAGGTATGAAGTAGATGTCTTGATAACGACCCTCAGGTATTTTTCTTTCTTTACAGTACTGAATCGCTTCGTGATCATCGGGTAGTCTATCTAATCGTTCTAATAATGAGTCAAGAAGTGAATCTGGTTTAGGTTGAGTAAATACAGGTTGAGCAAAAACAGCACTTATATTATTAGCTTGAGTATTAACGGTTTTACCTTCCGAATATTTCTCTACAACGTATTGAGAATAAAGCTGAGAGTCAAGTTGTTTTAAGAAGGTACTAAACGCCATACTGCAATCGCAATTATGACATTTATATCTGAGATCGTTTTTCTTATTAAAGAAGTAACCGCGTGCTTTGCGTACATTCTTAAGAGAATCCCCGCATATAACACATCTACAATTATAAAGATTATCAGACTTCTTCTTGAATAGAGGAAGTCGGTTACTTATTAGAGAAAGATACTTCTGATCAAGATACAATGACATCATACACTCCTATAAGTGTATTGTATGCTACTGTATGCTAATAATCAACTACTATTGTAATAAAACGGAAAAATCTACCAGAGCAAATACATAACCTAAAACAGCTGCTGTTACGGTAGCTCCCCCGACCAGCATCCATTTCCACCGATTTAGCTCTTCGATCTGATCGTGAATAACTTTGTGCTGAGCCGTACTTGAAGCAGTCTGCTCATCTAATTTTTGTATTAACTTCTCGTGCTTATTATCTAATTCCAACCTGAAATCATCTCGTAGCTCACTAATACGGTGATGTAGAACTGCGTAACTAGAGTCTACTTTTTGCTCTAATTTAGTTACATTGGAAGTTATATTATCTACTTGAGATTCTAAAACTGAGACTCTCGACAGAGTAGACTCTTTAGCATTTCTTGTTGACATCGACGCTTCCACTATTTTTTCTTGTTCTTTCTTGGCTTACGGGGTTTCTTAATATCGATGGGCTGTAATACGGGTTCGTTTATTCTAATAAGAGGTGTATCATCTAAACGAAATGTAGATTCGTGAGTAGTAGTTATAGGTTCTGGCACTTCTGGGATAATTGGTAAAGGAGATTCTTCAGCTGAACATTTTGCTGGTGGTTCCGGTTTACTCCCTATTAAGAATTTTAATAACATACCAATCATGATTGTCCTCTCCGCTTCACTATTTTAATTTTCTTCTTTTTAACTCCTAATGTCTCAGGAGTAAAACCTGCAATACCTGGTGTTGCAGATGCATTGTTAGCTGGTACTTCTTCTATAAAGTATTTAAATGTCAGAAATCGTTTATTATTTATAGTTTCTGTTACGAAATTTAATTCTTCAGATAAATTTTGGTTTTGTCTATCAAAAAATCTGGCCTCTAAATCAATAACTTCAGTCTTATCTTCTAGGTGTTCTTTTATTAGAGATAAAGCAGCAGCAAAAGATAGAAGCTTTTTATTTTCTAGAGGTACTTTTTCTATTATTTTTTTCAGACGATATACCATTCTATGAAGAAGGGTATATGATTCTCTTTCTTGAATTGTATTAAGTGAACTCATCTTTTTGAGTTCATGACCTTTTTTATCTATAATCCCTAAACGATAAGCATCAGTTTCTTCAAATGGCGTAACTAGCATTCGAAGAATGCGGTAAGCAATAAGAGAGTCTATGAATTTAGTAGCCATTATAGTTTAGAAAGTTTTTCCAGAATATTTTGATCTATAGGTATGTCATACCCAGGGGTATCATATATTACTAAACCTATTGGCATATAATTTAAAAATACTAAAAAGGTTTTAAGCTGAGTCCAGAATTTTTTTTCTATCTTAAAGAATAACATTCTAGTAGCTGCATCAACACCGAACAAATTATAAAGAACAACAATATGATTTATAATTAATCTTTCTTTAAGCTCATCACCTGCATCATACTTTCTAAATAAGCGCTTTAAATATCTAAATCGCTTTAAATCGTCTATAAATTCGGATGTACCTTTGCATGTAGGATTATCATAATACTTCATTGCATATAGAACAAAATTTTCTTCAGTGAGTTCACGATTCATAATTAAGTAATACTTGCGGTTCCCCCTATAACGAACCATTTACTATTAGTATATAATAGCGTGGCAGTATCACCTACTGCGTTAAAAGATACGTTAGCACCAGCTGCAATATTAGATGAGATGGTGTAGGTTCCACCAGCTGCAGAGATCATAGTAATGATTTTAATTTGATTTGTCTTAGTAGCATTTGGAATAGTTATCGTACCATTAGCTGCTGAAACAGTAAGATGTGTAACTGGTTTAGTAAGATCTATAATACCAGGAGAGGCAAGAAGCTGAACTGTAGAGTCAAGAGAAACATTACCTTTCAAAACAGGATCAAACAGGTTTTCAAACAATACAGACGCATTCGCTTTCTTCGAAGAATTAGCCTGTACAACATACAGTAAATCGCTGCGTCCAACGTTGGACGCAGCGGTTAGTTCACTTAACTTACTCATCTATAATACCGTATTAGTCAGGGAAAACAGTATCTTCAAAGTCACCTGCAGTACCAGCTGTAAAGTTCTTAGACATTGCAACTAGTACTTCTGACTTCTTACGAACTGAACCATTAGCATCTATATAGGTTGTAAAGTGTGTCCAACCTGTATGAGAGGCATTTGATACACCTGTACCGGAGGTAAACGAAATATCAGCTGTAGCGTTTTGTGTAGGAACAGCGGCACCAGTTGTAGCAATCGTCACTGTGGTGTTAGCTTGAACCTCAGCTGTGTATCCTGCACCGGCGTTAGTGATAGTAAAGCTTGTTACGTTGGCACCAGTATAATTAATAGTAGCGGTAGCATTTACAGTTGGCTGTGAAGCACCGGATGTTGAAATAGTCGCTGTAGTATTGGCTTTTGCAGCAGTTGTGTAGTTACCTGCAACGTTAGCTGTAAGCGCAGATACTCTAGAAGTCTTCATTTCTGAAGAATCTACACCGTAGATGTTTTCAATGTTATAAACATTGCTTTCTCTACCAGCACGACCGGAGTAAACAGTAACGTTACCACCAACATACTTAGGGCCTTGCTGAAGGTATGCTGTAGCTCCAGAGACAGCTGAAAACCCTGCTCTCGTTAAGAACAAGTTTGTATTAGATACAACATTGCTTACTTGATATTTGCGACCGGAAATAAGCAGGTAGTCTCCGTCTTTTACATTTGAAGTAAAATAGGTTGAGGAACCTACTACATTAGCATTAGCTGTATACAGTGTCACTGTACCGGCTATAGCAACATTATCTGTATAACCCCATGAAGACATTTAGTTTCTCCTTAATTATTCCCCAGCAGAAACCGTGCTGCTGGAGTGAATATATCTATAGTGATTTCCGGAGTCTTTATCTTTTACGATATACTCCACGTAGATATCACCGCTTTCGGTATTATATTTAGGCTCTGAAACTTCGTGACCTTCGTTTACAAGGGTGTCGATCTTCTGATCAACAGCGTCTTCTAAAGCAGCTAATTCAATAAAAGCATTGTTCTGAACATTATAAGACTCATTAGCAATGTTAATTGCTTCTTCCTCTCCTACTAACCGCTTTGCAGCAAGAAGATGTTCGGAAAAGGAGTAACGATCTTTTGGTTCGAAGTTATTCACTACTAATACGCTTTCGCTATATTGTACTGATTCTTCCATATCGTCTTTTTTAGTAGAAGCCATTCCTTTAGTGGCCCCTGACTGAGACATGTGTTTCTTAGCTGCAGATTTAGCTAGTCTTTCTTGTTCTTTATTTTTCTTGGCGATCTTTTCTGCGGCAGCTTTAATCATAGGAAGACGCTTAGCTTTCAACTCTGCCGAAGCTGCTTCTTCGATATCATCTTTCTTTGTAGATGCCATTCCTTTTGTAGCACCTGATTGAGACATATGCTTCTTAGCTGCAGACTTAGCTAGTCTTTCTTGCTCTTTATTTTTCTTAGCAATCTTTTCAGCAGCTGCTTTAATCATAGGTAGACGCTTAGCTTTGAGCTCCGCTGACACGGCTTCTACCATATCAACTTCTTCTTTCATCTTAGCTTTTTTACCGGTACGAAGCATCTCAAAATCTTTTGATGTGAGTTCATCCTTTTCTGGTTCGTGAACATCTAGCTTCTGCTGATTAGGGTGTTTAATCTTACCTTCTAAAACTTCGCGAGCTGCATTTTGTAGTGATTTGGAAATTGATTTCATATCCATTTTGTTATACCTTATTTTAGTTAAATTAAAATTACCATTGACGACAAGACCAGTATCTCGCTTTAGTTCTTGGACCAGGGTTATCGCAATTATGTCTAGCTCTAAAAGATCGTCTTCTAGCAGGAATATTCTTTTTAATTGTCATGTTAGGATCACCGAAGTTAACTTTTACAACATTACCTTTTTCGTTCTTTACATAAACAGCTCGCTTTTTAGGACCACCTGGGGTAAGGAAAGGTTTACCGAGACTAACTCTTCTTTTCTCTTCCCCTTCTAACAAATAAGCTTCTTCTACAGGTTCGCCCCAATCTTCATACTGTTCATTCCCGGTAACCTCGAATACATCTTCTACTGAACCATATTCGGCATCTTCACAATCTTCACAGCACGCTTCTTCCTTCATTGCCGCCATATTATCCACAAGGTTGGGATAGGGTCTTCCAGCAGCTTTAGCCCGGCGCTTTGCTTCTGCTTTTTGTCCAGGCGACATTGACCCTTTGGTTTTTTTAGGGTTAGGCTGATCCCATACTGCTTCTAGTAAATCTTGTCTTAGGGTTTTTAAATTTTTCATACTACTTTAATTGCTAATTTAACTACCTTCGCTGCCCAGTTACGAGTTGCTTCGTCTTTAGCTTTTTTACTAGCTTCTAGAGTAGCAAAAACTTCTTCTACAAGCTCTTCTTTTTCTTTTACAGTTATAGTGCCATCTTTATAGTCGTCAAGAATACCTTGAAGCTCGCGTGCAAGGTCTCCTCTTATGGATTTTTCTTGCAAATAAGGTGTTAGTTCATCTACCATCTTGTACTCCAGGCTTGTCTAAGCACATCCATTCTTGTCTTACTTAGATTCAGCCAGCGATTACATGCACCTTCTGATGCCGTTTCAGCTTTTTCTAAGTTTACCATTATAGCTTCTGTATTTTCTATCTGCGGATCTTTTTTAAATAACGCGTATCTGTGTAGCCATTGGGCGTCCATTACCGCTTCTTCAAAATTAGATTTATCTATACAATCTATCTTTTCTAATGAAACATCTAAATCTATAAAACCAGCTACCATTGCCGGATCATGTTTTCTAGGAATCATAGACTTTACTTTATCTAGCGGTGCTTTTACCGAAGCACAGCCAATCATTAGTATTATCAATGAACCAAGAACAAAGCGTTTCATTTTATTTTTTAGATCTATATCCCGCCAGTCTTTTTTGCTCGATCGATCTTAACTTAGGCAGCATACGATTTACAATAGTATTCTGCATATATTTCATTCTTTGAACTTGCTGTTCAATACGATCTTTTTCTGCAGCAGATAAAGATGCTTTATCTCTCCCGCGAAGCAGTCTTCTGTATACGGCATTTCTAGCTGCTACAATAGCTCGCTTTTTTAATACTTGTGTTGAAGATGCCCGACGTAATTTAATATTTCGAGCTACTGTTCGCTTAGGTTTCTGTCTTTTAAACGATTGACGTTTTCTTAAACGAGACTGTGCAGTTAATCTTTCTTCTAAATATTCTTCCTCAACAATCTCTTCGTCGTCGTAAAGATCTACAATATCTTCCCACTCGATACTTTCTACTATTTCATCAATATTAATATCTTCTTGTTCATCTAAAACAAAATTGGAAAAGCTTACTAGCTTAGATTCTTCTACCTCACCCATATCAGCCTTAGGTACATGAGCGTAAGGTAAGTCTGCAATGGTTGAATCTTTATGCCCATGGAGTTTGAGAAGATCTTCTGTATGAACTTGCATATATGGCTGATGTTTATCTAACACACCGAGTGTCTGTAAAGCATCATGAGCTCTGCTCATATGATAACTAAAATCATGAAGCATAGTATTTGTAGCCATGCCTTTTTCCATTGCAGCTTTTTTTACTGAAAGATAGTTATCAGTAGCTTCTAAAGCTGTCTTAAGAAGTTCGTGCTGCTGTAAAATTTCTGTATTCATTTAGTAAAGGACCTCAGCATCCACGCATGCTTTTCGTGTTCGCTAATTATATCTTGTAACTTGTTTGATATTCCGAATTCAGACGACTTCTCAGCAGAATCATACGCATTATAGAGAGCGGCCAGATAGGTTGAATTGTCGTTATAGAGATTTTTTATCATAGTCGAGCTATTAGGAATAACATCTGTTGATTCTTCCATGGTCTTGAGCTCCATTACTCTACCTAGCGAAACAGGAGCATATACATCTAAAGTTCTAATTAATTCGGCAATAATATCAGTATTGTTCCAGACGCTTTTATAAAAGTTACCTAAGAATTCATGATACTGTTGAAAATCTGGGCCTTCGACATTCCAATGATATGAATGAGCCTTAAAATATATAACAAAGGTATCAGATAAAAGATTTTTAAGAATATCAGCTAGCATAATTTATTGATCCGTGTACTGCTTGAATCTCATTCTCTTGAGAAGACTTATAGGTGACATATTCATCGCTTTCGGATCAGGCTGCGGAAGTACTTCCCCTAATGGTTTTCCAGATCTAATATCTTCTATATGCTGCTTAAAAAGCTTATAAGCGCTTGGGCATGCATCCAGGTTTCTGGTTTGAATACCATCGAATTCAAGCTGCATAGAATCGTTCTCTTTTAAATTATTTTTTTCACCCGGGGTTATTTTCTTCATTTTATTAACCCCTTCCTTCTCTCCCCACTGATACTTAGAAACTTTAAGATGTGGGTCATAAATCTCATTGGTTGTTAGAGACTTTTTAACGTGATTATATACTTCTTCTTTATGTTTATCTGAAAGCTTTGACATTAAACCGGATTTGAATTTTTCCTTATTACCTGCAATTGCGTGCGAACGTAATTTAGTTCCGGACATTCCTTCGGCGCCTTCGGCGTCTGGGTCTCGGTGACCGGCGGACACGACTTTGATTGTTTTAAAGTTGTATAGCGCTTTATCGTGTGTACCGTTATAGTGCTTGAGCTTATCTTCATATTCTTTTACCCTGTCTGAACCAGCTACCATTACTAGATGCTTATGACCTTCATCATGAAGCTTCTTTGCAATGTGAAGCATAGAAGGCGTTTCTTTACTGGAAGCTGCTACATGCGCATCTGGATACGCATGTTTTATTAATTTAACTTTATGTTCGCCGGATAACGGGTTTTTCTTTGAATCTTGAGAATGAGATGTAAAAATATGAGCTGTAGTATCATGTTCTTTAGCGACAGACATAGTTTTATCGAACAGTTTTTCATGTCCAATAGTTGGAGGGTTGTTCCTACCATATGTAAATACAGCTGTTTTTTCCTGAGCCATGTCTAATTTTTCAAGGTATTGACCATTTATTTATCTTTCTTTCTACCGCTGTGCATATTAATAAACCAGTGTGCAAGCTGTTTTTTACGTGGAGATGCGCTCTTAGATGATCTAATTTTTTTAAGTTGAGATATAGATTTACCTTTTAAACCATGCCTAGCCATATCCCCTTTATCTTGAGGATTACGACCATCTTGAAAGTTTTCTCTAAGTTCTTTAAATGTTTTCATAAATTGATCTGATGTATAACAAACACCGCTGAGGATGTATTAGGGGAAAAAGCTGTAGTTGTAGAAGATAAGGATATATCGGTTGAAGAAACAGCCCATACAACCGATATTCTATCCCCTGCATTTAAGGTGACGTTTCTAGACCATATAGGTGCATTAGAGAAACCGTTGCCAGCAGAGGACACCCTAATAGTACTATCCGGTATATCGATACCGTTTTTACGACCCCATACGTATATTTGTTGCTGAGAAGCATTGGAGGATATAAATTGAAGCTTTGCTCTTACATTGTACAAACCTGTATTTAATGCAGTGATTTCAGTATTACTATTATTTTTTGTAAACCCGCTTGTAACACCCTGATTGTTGAAGATTACACTATGGCCAAAGTCAGTATTAGGGGCTACTTGATTTTGGCTGCTGGAAAATTCCCCGTAGTACAGTCTAGGAAAAATAGTTGGTCTTACAAGCAACACCCCATCTGTGGGGTCTGCTTTTAAAACTGCGGCGACGGAAACTGCTACGTTAGGGGCTGTGGGTTGGGTTATTGTTAATTTACCTGGAATACTAGGGTGCGCCCAAAGCAAGTTACCAGCATACCAGGTTTCACCCACAACATTACCGGTAGTGTTTAATTTTCTAACCTCACCTAAAACAGTGGCTCTACCGGTACTATTATTTTGAACGTCAGACGTAAGTACACCTACGCTATAAAGAGGGACAGCGTTTGCATCAGCTAAAAATTTATCTACTTTAGGTAAAGGGTCACCGGGGGTACCATTTATACCGGCGAAAACAACAAACTCGCCGTCTAATAATATATTACCCGTTTCATTGGATACTCTTATGTAGTTTTCTAGACCTACTTGCAATATGGTACCATCTGCTTGATGGATATCCAGACAATCTTTATTTGCATTCCAGGCTGTAAGCCCGGCAGCCACATTTGCGTTGCCAGTATAACCTACAGTATCATACTTTAGAGAATATATCTCACCCTGGTCACCGGTTAGAAAACCAAACGTGACTCCATCGAATGCGGGGTTGTTATTAGGCTCATACTTTAATATTTTGTGGCGGTCTCTACCTTGCCAAGATTGATAGTTAACATCATCCAGTCTAAGAAATCTTGTTTCACCAGAACCAGGACCGGTTGCAGCTATCTTGCTAATAGCCTGTTCCAGAAATTTTAATTTTTTCTGTACTGCTTCTAAATTTTTTTCAACTAATGTAGGGTCTGGTTGTTGGAAAGAATCAGCTTTTTCTTCTAGCTTGACTTCTTTAGTAATATGTTCGGCTGCTCTTTCAGCCAAAGATTTAGGTGTTTCATTCTTAGAGGCTTCTTCATTAGTCTGGGTTTGAGCCAATTCATTCTGCTCCTCCTTTAATACTTCTAATAGTTCATTAAGGGTAGGGGGCTTGGGGTATTCATTTGTAAGTTTCTCAACAACCTTCTCTGCTACTACCGTGGCTTCTTGCAGATCTTTAATCGTGTTACTACGAACAGATTCAAGAATTTCCTGCTGAAGTTTATTGTAACGATTGACCTCTTCTTGTAGCAGGGGGTCGACATCATCCCCCATTGCCTTGGCCCATTTAACTAGAAGTTGTTTTTCTTTTATCGATTTCACTTTTTATTCTTCAAAAAATTCAGTCTACTAAATTCAGCTCTATCAACTATCTTGGTAGGTCTGTTATTAATTACTGCAACATGGCCTTCCGGCTTTACAGTAGTACCGCTGACAGTATGATGGAAATCTTGATGAGATGCAAGGGCATTTGATAAAATATTTTTAGCGGCCTGAAGGTGGTGATGAACTTCAAGCGTTTTGTTAAATGAATGCTCGCTGCTGCCTATCTCTTTAAGATGTCGATCGCTTATAGCTTTCTGATTAGCTTTACCGGCCTCTGATTTCAAGGCGGCAGCTTTTTTAAGGTAATGACCAATAATATGATTTTTGTAACCTTTAATAGACGGCTTTGTACCTTCTTTAACTGTTGAGTTAATATAGGTTTTTAAATGTGTTTCATGGCCTTCGAGATGACCGTAATCATCAATTTGATTGTGAGCATCAATAGCGTTTTGCATATGCTCTTTAAATTTTTTCTGAGCATCAGGGGTATAGTGAACTTTATTATGATCATACTTTGCAGAGATCATATGTACGCTAGGGTGTTTTCCGAAGTGAGAAAGGTCTGGGTTATATTCTGCCTTCTGGTTCTCCATGTTAGTACCATGATATGCAGTATGAACTACAAAGCCTATATCGGAATTTTTTATCTTTTTACCTTCTTCTGAGTTCTTTTTTGTAGAATAGGTAATGGTATTAGGGGTAAAATGATAACTATCTCCTTGAGAATGAACATCGTTATCACCTTTATGATACATGAAGTCACCCTGGTATATACCTCTGTTAGGGGTAACTTTAGGCATATGTTCAAGAGCAGCTTTTAGTTTCGATACCAGACCGGGCGCATGCCCGTGGTTCTTTTCGATATCAGCTACTGTATAGTTGATCTTAGGATTTACATTAAATACGGATTTAGAAGCAACAAAAAATCTACCTGTTTCTGGATGATGACCAAAAACAACAGACGGTTTTCCATCATATTTAGTTGAGATAGATACTTTAGAATCTTTACCGGTTAGCTTCTGATGTACACCATGAAGAGTATCAAAGGCGTGTTTAAAGCCTTTACTACCATCGTTGATTACATGGTCCTCTGCATGCTCAAGGTGGGTTAGTTTTTCTTCTTTATCTTCTGAAAAAGCTTCTGTTAAATAACTTAATAGGGTTTTCATAATGGTAGCTTAATATTGTTGTTTAAAATTTCAACTGATGTTTTTGTAATTGGGGCAATATTAAACGGAGATTTTGCTCTCATTCTAAAATTCATTTCAAAAGTAAACTGATAGTTTCCACTACCTTTATATTGCACTCTAGCTCTCCAACCGGCTGTGGAAGAAGATGAAAACTTAGGTACACCAGTAAACTTTAAAGGATTTAATCCCCCGAAGAGATAAAAACCATGTGTCCCAATATTAACGTAATATGTATCTTTCTTATTATAATATTGTTCTACCTTAGAAGGAGATATATCACCTTTTAATTCTGGAAAGGTTGTAAGATCTCTTTCATATCGAGCTTGATTTGGGATACCTTCAACCATTTTTTTCCATTGAGGTGTTTGAAATTCCTTATCAAGTCTATATGGGGTTTTGTTCCATTTGGCATTTATCTCTTTAAACAGCCCTACCGATTCCGCCACACCCATTATAAATGCTTTTTCAGGATCATCTTTGCTTTTAGGGTCGAACGCCCATTTTTTCGTTTTAGGGTTATATTTTAAAACTAATGATCCTGCAGAGGCATCAGTTATCTTCAATTCACACCCAACGGGTTTACTTTCACCCCTCATAATCATTAAATCAGGTACACTTGATCCTGCGCCTGCAGGGGTGAAACCTACCGGTACAAAACCCAAGGGGATGAGGGCTTCTGCTGCATTTTTTTCGTATTGGAAGCCTTGTTGCGCAGCCATTTTAGATAACCCCTATATATTGTTCCATATATTTATCCAAAAAAGAAACCCCCTCGAGGGGGGTTTCTGCTGGTTTCTTTACCAGTCTAGCTGTTAATTAAACAGCGCGCTTCCAGCTACTGCGAAGGCAGCTGCAACCATTGCACGGGAAGGACGACCCATGCGATAGGCAGTTTTACCATTCTTAGTGATGTTGGTGTAGATAGCGTGACCTCCTGCTCGAAGATCGCTTACGCGAGCTACAACAGTGTCTTCAGTAGTCCCAAAGAGCCCAGCAATCTGAGCTGCGGTATACTGACGACCGGATTTAAGAACGTTAAGTACTTTAGTCTGAATAGACATTTTCATTTTCCTCATAGTTAAGGTTTCCCCGCCATATTAAGAGCTATGCTGAGCGGCGGTCTTTCTCAGCATAGCTGTTGGATTAGCCTGCGATCGCTGCGAGTTTTTCGATTTCTGGATCAGTTTTAGGTTGCTCAATAACCAGCTTAGGTTTAGCTGCAACCGTTTCTTTCTTCTTCATAATCTCGCTGATATCCGCAGCGTACTTACTGAAGTTAGGGTCGTTCAGAAGATACTGACAAGCTTCGAGCTTAGTCATTGGACTAGGAAGATCGATAAGCTGGATATCAGTGTCGCCTTGCTTCTGCAAGTTCTTGATACGTAGAATCAGATCAGAACAGAAGCGTACTTTGACGCTGTCTTTATGAATCGAAACACCTGCTACTGTAAACGTGGTCATACTCAATTTCCTCATGATATAATATTAAGTTATTACTGGGTTAAGATCAACTACTTCGGTACATCTTAGGGCTCTATTTCCTACCCTAGCCAGCATATTATAAATGGTTACTCGTTACTAATCAACTATCATTTTCAGTATCTACCAAATCTTCCTCTTTTACTATCCCAGACTCTATGAGTGCAGTCATTAGAGAGTTTGCCCCTTTAGAGAAACCGTAAAGGTAAGACAGAGTCGAAAAAAGAATGTTAATAGCAAATAGAGCAGTATAAAGCCAAAGATTATCTATCATTATATACCGTTACGTGTGGTAGCCATTTCATTACTTTTTTTAAAAGCTTGGTTCGAATCGTTTTCCATTTTTCCCTATCGTTACAAAACGTACGCTTATAGTAATAATAAGTTCCAAGTTTCTTTAAGCGATGTATGTTCTTAATAATTTTTTCTGGGGCTTTGTTAGAATAGTAATGTTTTATTTCCATAGCTAGATCATGGCCATAAGCATCTATTTCATCTGGATCGGAGAGGTATCTCTGATCTTGCTTTTTATTGTTGCCTAGATCTCTAAAATCTACCTCTAAACTTTTATATGAATCAGGATCTCTATTTTGCCACTGGCATTGGTGTACTGTCTCATGCTGACATACTTGAGAGACATTAAATTTAAATTCGTTCCATTTTCGTATATCTATGTATTTTGATCTGGATGAAAAAGAAAATATAACGTATTTAATATCCTGATCAATATCATAAAGACCTGAGATGCAATACTCATCTTTTTTTATATTTTTTTGCTTATTATAGGAAAATTTAAAAGGTGCTTTTTTGCAAAAAGATCTATTTAACGTCGTGCAGACATCTTTAAAGGTTATTCTACCTTGTAACTTATCTTTTTTGGATTCTAAAATTTCATCTATTAGGCTAGCAAGGTACATAGACCCCCCTGTGTTGCCGCTCAGATTCAGCTTGTAGGCAACGATTTGAAAAAATTAGAAAAATTATAACTACCCTCATCATCACTACCCGAACCCGAGTCTGCAATATTAACTTGCGCAGACG